CGGGGAACAGCACAGAACTTCGGAAGACCGCAGATCGTCTTGAGAAAATAAATACCTCCATGCGCGCAACCTACACTGCGAGGTGTGGAGATAAGAAGACTGATGCGGAAATGAAAGCACTCATGGATGCTGAGTCGTGGTTTACAGCAAAGGAAGCTATAGAGCTCGGATTCGTGGACGACATTAGTATAGGCGATGGGGAGGAGAATGCGAAGCTTCAGAAGAGTGCATTCTCTTTAATTAATGGCTTCGGGGAGGCTTTCGGTCGTTTCGGTTACAAGAATGTTCCGGAGTCTTTGAAGGCTTCCGCTTCTGCACCTGTTCCAGATAGAGAAAAGCAGAAGGCGCTCTTAGCCTCCGCTGCGGGAGCTCGAGCTGGCGCGGCTGCACAGACCTGTAAGCTCGTGAAGCTTGCGAAGAGAAGTGCAGAGAAGGGACTTGTCTACGGAATAGTCTATGAGCCGTGGGCACTCGATACCGATACCGACTACACTTCTGAAGAAGAGATTGAGAAGGCAGCACATAACTTCCTTCCAGACGCAGTTCTTAACCTTCGTCATACGGACGACGGAGACCTAGACATCGATGACGTCCAGGTTGTGGAGTCGTATATTGCTCCGTGCAGTTTCTTCTCAGGCGACCAGTTAATTGTTAAAGGTTCGTGGGTGCTTGTTACGAGAATAAAAAACCAAGAACTCTTGGAGGCTATCAATAATGGTGAAATAAACGGATACAGTCTGCAGGGGACAGCTAACAAGACTTAACGCGCTCAGAATAGAGTGCGTTTCGAGTTCGTCTCTTCGTGAGACTGTAAGAACGGAGTCTATTAACTATGGCTTATTTGTCGAACTTGAAAGTCGATAAGGTTTGTTTTGTTAGAGAAGGTGCTAACAAAAAGGAATTCTTCCTCGCGAAGAGCTCAACTGGAAAAGAAGAAAAACCTGTTCCGGTCGCTGGCGAGAAGGGTGCAGTAAGCAACAACAGCATTAACATTAACAGCAATAACAATCAGTCAGGAGAGCGCAAAACTATGCGTGATACTGTTAGAATGAAGTTGGGTGAAATCCTGAAAAAAGAGCGCAACGCAGAACGGGTTTGCTCTCTTTTGAAGGAAGATGCAAATTTGAAGGCCACGGACGAGGAACTTGCAGAAGTTCTGAGTTTCGTAGCACTCATTCCCGCACCGGATCAGTCCGCAGCTGTTGCGCTCGTACAGGCTCAGGAAGCTGCCGCGAAGTCGGAAGCAGAAAAAACTGCTGCCGAGGCGAAGCTGAGGGCGATCA